TGCCAGTAATTTGTAGTTCAGCATCAAGCCTGCTTGGATTGTTAGAACGCTCGCTCCTGCATCCCCTAAGATACGGGTACGTGCTGCTTCTCGGTTATCCGCTTGATGTTCAGGGTTGATTTTATAGGCTTGGTTTGCTGTGTTTAATAAACCTTGAGCGGCAGCTCGCTGTTGCTCTGTAGCAGCAATTTGTCTTCGGTAGGTTAGAACGGCAATCGCTTGCTGTAACTCTTCACGACCCAAACCATTAAGACTTGCTTTGGTTTGATAATGAGTTTTTTCTAGCTGGGCGATTAGTGAGGTATTAGCCGCAGATTTTTTCTCTAAAGCTTCCCGTTCTCTAAGAAGCCCAAGCAACATCCGAGCATGGCCTTCCTCAGCTTTATTACGAGTGTTATTTGCCTGATAATTTAGAGTAGCTTTCGCGTCGTAGAACTGCTGAGGCGTACTTAAAGCTTGAATGGCCGCAGGTGTAGCATAGGTTCTTGCCGCAATATCCGCACGGTATTGAGCTTCATTTCTAGCTTTAAGACTTACGCGGTCGTTTGCTGTGCTTGCCAAAGCTTTGCGATCAGCTTCGGTAGCCGCTACATTAGCTTTTTGCTGTTGAGCTAGTCTATAACCCGCATCTGTGGCCATCCGTTGATTATGGAGAGCTAACTTCTTAGCTGCCCTTGCTTGCTCTGCTGTATCCTTTTCAATCGAACGGATATGGGTGAGGAGCTTTAATTCAACATCGGCTTGTTGTTGATTAGCCCCCGCCATGTTCTTACGGTAGTTGATAATCTTTTTGGCGTGAGTAAGTTCCTCAGCACTTAAACCGTTTAAGTTTTGTGTAGTCAGGTATTGGCTTGCTGCGACCCGCTCTAATTCTTTCGCCTTATTTAGCTGTCTCGTTTTTTGTTCGATTGAACGAGTACCTGTCTCGATAGCTGTTCCACCATGACGGGGGTCTTTAAGGGCTTCATTCCTCGCTTCACGGTTTAAGGCAGCGTGTTCGCCAACAAGGTCCCTGCTTTTAAGAGCTTCCTTAAGAGCAATTTCCCGTAAGCGTAATTCATAGCGAGCTTGGGCTGCTACTAAACGCTGAGATTGGGTTAAGGTCTTATCATCAACCGCTTGGCTTAAGGATTTCCGTAATGGGCCAACCTGTGCTAAGTCGGTAATCTGCTGCGCGTGTTGGCGAGTGAATAAACCTTTCTCAGCCTTACTCTGCATTTCAGCAATAAAACTTTTGCTAATTTTGTCCTGTGTCTTGGCCACTTTAACCAGTGTTTCGCCATGAGCCTTCAAAGCGTTGGCATAGAGAATCTCGGCGTTTTTAGCTGACCCTTCCGACATTTCCTTAGAACGAATGTTACTCATACGAAGCTGACGAGCAACTTCGTCACGGCTAGTCAGCGAGCTAAGGTTAGCTAAAGGCATATTTTGAGGTAGCTTTGCTACCCGTAGATTTTCAGCTTCCCGCAATTGAAAGGCACTGGCGGGGCGGAAGTTCTTCGCATGAAGGTCACGGGCAGCTTGAAGAAGCTCCTCTTGTTTTACAACTTGGGCATAAGTAGCCCCCTCTTTTTTCATCGTAGCAATACGACGAGCAAGAAGACTTAAACCAACCTTGCTCTCACCTTTGGTTAGCCCAGAAGTTTCAAAGTCGGACAGTTTTGTAAACTTATGTTGTGATTGGATCTCAAAAGGGGTAACACCTAGTTTGGTGAGCTTAGTTTGAACAGATCGTTCCAACCCTTCAATAGCTTTCCGTTCTGCCGCAGTAAGGTTCGGTGAATGTTGACGATCAACTAAACCTGCTTGAATAGCTTTTAACCCTTGAGGAGTTTTTGCCTTATCAATGTCAGTCCGAGTTAAGCTTCCCTCAAAAGCCTTACGTTTTAGGGTAGCTCGTGTATCCTTTGACTCTTTAACCTTTTGGGAGGCATTTTCGCGTTCAATACGACCCTGTTCTTTTAGTTTTTTATTGTATTCTTCAACAAGCCTGATACCTTCTTTAGCAAACTTACTGCTTGTATCCCCCGATTGAGCAAACCCCTTATTCATCGCCTTCAAAGCGTCGATATTCTTCTTATTAGCGTTAAACTGTTTTTCGGTCAGGGAGCCGTCAAAAGCAGCAAGCTGGAGTTTTTTGTTACTAAACTGCGAGTATTTCTCAGTTAGGCTAAGGAGCTTGGACATTGCCCCAACAATACCTTCCACTGTGGTGAGATCTTTCGTGTTAAACACAGAAGACATTTTCGCTAAAGCATCTTTTCCATGAACCATAGCGTTTAGGAGTTGTATGCCTGTTTTTAAACTAGAAACGTCAACAAGAGTTACCCCTGCCTTATCTAATGGTGTCTTAACCTTATCAGAGTTTTTCTTAATATCTTTAAGGTTATCTTTTATCTGTTTAGTAATCCCAAATTGTTTCTCAAGAACTTTGGTTAGGGTATCAGAGCCAATTAAGGTATCAAATACCAATTTAGATTCATTGTCACTCATACCCTAACCCCTTCCAAAAATATCGCTAAACATATTGATTGCTTCGTAACTTGTTTTAGCTACGTTCTGATCGGCTACTTTAACCTTACTCAAGTCCTTCGAGTTACTGCCTTCGTCACTACCGAAGACCTGAGACGCTACGGACACTATCGCTTCGTACATTTGGGAGGCTTCAATCTGTTTCTCCCCCACCTTGAAACGAAGCTTTAGCTGTATGTCCTCAAAAGTTTCCTGCCAGTAGATGAGTCTCAGGTTGCTCTTGGAGCAACCGTAAGCCCAAGCAACGCTTTCGTGAAAAGTCAGGCTACCAAACCAAGATTGGAAAGCCTTAAACTCTACTGTGCTTTTTCCTCGGGCTTGTACTGCTGTGCTATCTTCGCCGAGTTTTGAAGATTCTTGAGAAAAAAATAGGTCAAATTCTCTAACACCCACGCTAACAATTGAAGTAGCTCCTCCATAGAGCAGTTAATGTCATCAATGTCAGCTACTTCGAGCTGCTTACCTTTCTCATCGTAGGTGGCAAACAACTGGCTTAACAAGGCTTGCTGGAGGTCACTATCAATCATCACCATACCTAACGTCTCAACATTACCTGCAATACGGGCAAGACGATTAAGCATACCAAAAGTCATTTTTAACTCTCGGCCATTAGCTAGATTGAAAAAAGGTTCGGGCGCGGTGTAGGTCTGAGTTAAAGCAGTGGTCATAAGTTTGTCCTCTTTGTTAGGTGTTAAGTGTAACAGGCGGTTCGGTTTTTGTTAAGCGATTGACGTTATGCGTTCTTGCGTTTACAATTCTAAACATCTGAGGAGAAGCGTAGCAGCGAAGTCTCAGGTATATTTGAAGCCAACGAAAAAGCTGTTTCTTTGACTGTTGGGTGTTTGACTTCCACCCTCTGCTACCAGTCTATAAGAAACGGCTTTTTCGTTTTTGAGATTTGAAGATGATGAAAGATTTAACTGTAACAACTTCTACGATGTCTAGTCGAGATTTGCTAGAGCTTGTGAACAATGCTCGCCTACAGCATGGTGAAAAGGCTATTCGAGCAAATGACTTTAATTCTCGTATTGAAGACGAGCTTGAAGGATACCACTACGAAAGTTTCGTAGTGCAAAATTCAAACAATACCGAGTCCACTGTTTTCAAGCTAACACAAGACCAATGCCTTTTGGTTTCAATGCGTGAATCCAAGGTGGTACGCCGTACCGTCCTAGAGAAGTTGAAAACTCTCAACGCCTCCCCTCTCGCTCCTATGCTCCCTCGAACCCCTACTGATTTAGCTGTTAATCACATTACTGCGGTAATGCAGTTAGCTGCTCTCTTTGAGGTGCCAACCCACCTAGCCCAAGTAGAGGCCGTGAAAGGCGCAAGACTAACCTACCAGATTGACCTTACCGAAATACTTCGACTCGCTCCAGCTCAAAGCATGATTCGATTAGAGGATGAGGCAGTAGAGCCAACCGAGTTAGGTAAGCGGCTAGGTTTATCCGCGATTAAGATGAACCAGTGGCTAGAGGAAAGAGGCTTTCAGGCGAAGATTAACAGTGAGTGGGTGCCGACTGATAAAGGTAAACCTTTTGCTGTTCGCCACCAATGGGTTAGCGGAAATAAGAGTGGTTATAACTACAAATGGAAAAAGAGCGTGTTAAACGCCTAAACCGACTAAAAACAAAACCCGCACTAGGCGGGTTTTGTTTACCGAAAGGTTAGAGGAGGACTCTCTAACTCATCAATCTTAGTGATTGGTGTACACAGCAGCCGAGGCAGCGTCAAACTCTTCTTGGAAACGAGCATACTGCACATCAGAAGGAATCTGGTCATAGATAGTAAATTCAAACGGCATATTGGCGTAATCAGAGGTTTGGAAAGTAACATCAAAACCTTTGGTGATACGCAATTTTGGAATCTCAATTGCGATCTCACGACCATCAGCCATATTGCCAACGATCTTAGCTGCCAAGAAGGGTTGCTCGCTCTTGCGGCCAACAGGGACTACAAGACACTTATTAACTGTCACACCATTACCGAAAACTAAGTTCTTAATAGGAGCATCAAAAGTTAGTGACCCAACAGGTGCGCCTACAGCATTCGCCACAATACGGCGAGGTACAACCTCATCGTTAATACCTACCTGCACCAAAACATAGTCTCCAACACCAAAATTGGTGGTGTTTGTAAGGGTGAAGTTAGTGTAACCTGTTGAACTAGCTGGAGCTAAGATACCACCTGTTGGTGTGAGATTTTCAACAGCAGTAATAACGGCTGAACCCACATTGGTAGAAGCGATGCCTACGTTATAGCCACTAAAGCCTAAAGCGTAGCTCCAGTTAGAAGCATTAAACTCATACACTTCAGCAGAGGCACGAACAGGCTCGCCTGTTTTAACAGAGTGGACAACAGAGTTACGAAGACCCTGAGTTAACTCAATGTAAGTCGCTTCGGCCATCAACTTCACATTCTTGACTAAGCCAATAGAGTGGGTTTCAGGACGGAAGTCACGCAAGTCAGCAGGAAGCCCCAACATAATGGTGGCGGTGCCTACTAAGAAATCAATGGAACGGGCTTCACCAGCCATAGTTGTTCTCCGAAGTTACAAAAGAGTGGTTGTTCCTGTAGTTTAACAAAGATATACTCACGCAACCACAGGTTTTTAAGACACACGAATTGAGAGAGTTCACCATGTCCAAAGTTAAAGCAAAAGTCGATGTGATGTACAGCATCCGTATTACGCAAGAATTAGAAGCCTTAGTTGTACAGGTTGCTGAAAAGGAGGGCCGAACTAAAACAAACGTTATTCGGCATTACTTGGAGTTAGGGTTACGAGTTGCTGGTAAGGTTGATACACATTTAATTGGTGGAAATTCCACTATTGTCCTACCTGCCGTTTATGACCCAGAACACTATCCAGAACTAGAGACTGGCTTGAGATCGGTTCAAGGGATTCCCGCTTAAAGTCCAATCGTCCGAGTACACTTAAAGGGGATAGCGAACGTCTTAGCAGGACGTTCATCCCCTTTCTCAACAGGTAACATCTTCACACCATTCATCACAATAATTGTCCCTTCAACCTGAGTACCGTCGGGTTGATAGAGATTAAATTCCTGCATCGGTTTAATTTCATCAAAAACCAAACTGGCTGCGTTTCGCAGTCTGAACAAACCAGAGTCATTCAAGGTACTAAGAGTCAGCAAGAAAGTGCCTGAGACAATGTGCTCATCGACCTCAAACTCAAGCTGCCAGCAACCGATTATGTCCTGCTCAGGAAGCCTTTCTTCTAAGGTGTAATCATCAAACAATACAGACTTCACGTTGTAGCCAAGGGTGCCGTTAATCGCCCCTGCAAGAGCTTTGGAGTAAGCTAGTAAACTTGATTCGATGATGTTAAGTAAACCATTGCCGATTAACATAATTAGATTCCCTTAACTTTAGCATGACTGTAATGGCTTTTAATTACAGCAGGTAATTTGACCTGATAGTACCACAACAGTAAATGGCCGACATTAGGGCGACCTATCGACTGTTTACCTAATTTAGAGCGAGCGAAACCCGAAGCTGCGTCATTTTGTGGATCAATTAAATTGGCCACAAAGTATTGTAAGCGAACAGGGTTCTTACCCAAGTAGGCTACCTTCTGCATCAGTCGAACCTTGACGTAATACTTTCTGCTCTTGGGACTGAAGTTACGAATACGGCTACCTGAAGTACCTCCAGCCTGTTGGATAGCTCTTGCCTGAGCTGAGTAACGACCGCCTTTCAGGGACATCTCTTCACCCTGCTCATTGAAGACCTTAATATCTTTGGCTTCGACCCGTCCGAACCTTGCCGCTGAGTGGGTAAGCTCATGGTTTAAGAAAGGTCCTAAGAACTGCTGGGGGGTGTTCTGTTCAGCATTTTCCCCTTTCCTCTCTACCTTTTTACTAAACTTAAAGAAGCTCGGAGTAGGTACACCATACTTTGCTTTTCTCTTCAACCAAGAGGGAGACAAGGCTTTGTAGCTCTCAGTCTTTCCACCTGTAAACTTACTTGAGTCTTCCTGACTTCTAGGCTCTTTGTTTAACTGCAACCCATTATTGGTGCCGATAATTAAAAGGGCAACATCCCCTCTAAACTTATCTAGCTTGGTGTTTAACTTCTTGGCTAGAGCTGTTTTATTTTTAGAGCTTACGATTTTACCAATAAGGTTTGCATGACCTTGCTCGGAAGCTCCTGTAGCTACCTTACTAAAGATACCTGCAAAATTATCCTTACTCGGCCCTGCCATTACGTTTCAACCTTATAAATATCCTGCTCTTTGTAAATTCGTTTCACAGGAACACCATCAAGCAAGTCACCTACGTTAACCACTTCGGTCATCAGGTAGCAGGTCTTGGGTTTCATGTTGGAGTGAATATCCCCTTCAAAGCCTTCAGTTTTCTTTTTGCAGTGCAAAGCCTGAACAGGCGGCGCAATAGCATCGACAGGCTTCATTAGCCCTGTTAACGGGTCTTCAACTGAGACTTGCTGTACTTGCCAGCTTACTACGTCAGGGAATGGAATTAAGCGGAATATGCTGTCTAGGACTTCCTTACTGTAGGATGAAACACCATAGTGGTTGCCCTGAAAGTAGAGATGGTCGCCAGAGTTTAAGACAGCCTTCTTTGTCACCCGTAGGAGTTGATTAACCTCTTCAGTCGCTAGAAGCTCACCTGATGGATCAACAAACTCCCCCATCAAGCTAACACCCCGCGTTAGGTTTCGCAGTACAAACTTAAACCGCTTGTGGTGAAGTTTTCTCAAGGTTAAGCTCCAGTAAAGGGGTCAACCCCGCCAGAGACAGAGAAGTTTGCTGCTCCAACAGCGGTGTTGGCTGTGGGTAGGATAGCAGCTAACGCCTCGGCTAATTCTTCATTCAGTCGTGCGATTAGTTTGTAAGGGTCAAATTTTGTTGCCCGTTGAAAACTAGCCTTCTCTGCATCCGACTGTTGCGCGATGCGTTGAGGTAGTCCGACCGCAAGGTCAACCGCTGCTTGGATCGCCACAGCCTTATTGGCGGCGAAGCTAAGAGTACCCTCAGTGGCAAACGGAGTGGTGAAATTTGAACCGTAAGTACCAACCAAAGTATGATATGCCTGAAGTAAGTCAATCTCATGGTCTTCTAACTCGTCAATGCTAATTCCGAGATAGGTTCTAACACTTTCACTTGTTACGGTGAAGGGTATAAATGCCGATAGCTGGTAGATTTGTAACTCTTGGTGAGTTCCGCCCCCTAGTTGATACTTCAATCTAACGAAGCGAGCTTCAACCGTATTACTACCTGTTAGGGTATTAGTCAGAGCAGGAACTACGAAACTGTATTGGCTACCAGCACTGGTTTGAGTTTCTGTGTGGAGGACAGTCCCAGCCTTATTACGGATAGTTAAAACAACATTGCTACCGTCGTCAGGGATAACAAAGTCACCCTCTTGGATTAGGTTAAAGCCTAAGGTTGCTGACTCACCACTCTCAAACCAGTTTGTCATGGTTAGGTACTCTTTTTAGCTTTGGTAGGTTGAGGTTTAACTGGATCAGCCTTAGGTTTTAAGCTTTCAAGATATGCTTCAACATTCTCAGTTCCTTCAGGTACGTTCTCAGCTAAAACCTTTAAGTGGCCTGTCTTTACCTTATACTCAATGAAGGCACTCAGTCTACATAGAGTTGGAGTGTTAGCTTGGATATAGGGAGTTGTTCCACCTGTATACGCAGGAACCATAGCCGATCCTGTGGTTTGAACGATAACTAACATAGGTTTACCTCGTTTTGGATATTTTACCATAAAAAAGCCCCGCTTTCGCAGGGCTTTTTCCAGGAGGCTTTTTACAACCTCCTTGAACCACACAGCTTATGCAGCTACATCTAAGACAACACGCGCTTTTGGCACAGCTAACTTATAACCAGTTTCTTCTGTTTTCACATAAGTAATAGACTGGTTAGTGATCGAACGCTCGCTTTCGGAGATGTTGCCACCCGCCATTACGAGTTCTTCAATACACTCAGCTTTAGTCATTGCAATGATTCGTTTCGCAGGTACGCTAGACGATAGCACAACATTCACCATACCATTCATAAATGGTAAGGTTGTGCTGATTGCAGGTGCGCCTTTACCGACCATGAAATCAACAGTGCTGATAGCCCCTGCGCCGATAACAGGTTGAGCCATGAACATCAATTCAACGTACATATCAAAGTTCACAACGAATGTATCGAAGACATAGCCGTTGTTAGCATTGCTCATCAAGAACTTCGCTAAAGCTTTGTAGTTTGCCGCGTTGATAGCACCGCCAGTTGCGCCGAAACCACTGAAAGCTTGAACCTCAGCAGCCACGTTGACACCATCACCATAAATCAAGATGTTAGTTGCAGCAGCCACTTTGGATTTTTCTAATGTACGGGCGATACGAGCCGCAAATGGAGAGATGATGTCGAGAGACGCTTCACGAGTGAACTCGTAAGACAACTCAATACCACTACCACGTTTGCCGAAGCTAACAGAACTTTGGCTAGTACGAACGCTGTTAACAGGAATTTTACCCAGTTCAGCGATAGTATTAGTATTGGTGCTACCGTCAGCCAAGTCATCTTCGTAATAGGTCGAAATCATTTCACGCTGCGACACAGTACGAGACTGGCCAACAATCGAAGCAATGTTTTCAACTTTATTATCTTGAAGCGTTTTAAACTTCAACATATCGTCGATAACTTCAGGGAACATAGCGCGAGTACCCGCGTATGTGTTGAAGGTGTTAGCAGCAGCCTGCAAAGTGATGCCAGCTTCAAAGTCATTGGCATGAGGCAAGTTCAAGGCAACTTTAATTGCTTCGTAACCGTTATAGCCTTTCCACTTATCTTCGCCACCTTTAGTGTCAACAGCAAGTGTTAGGTAGTCACGGAGATTCAAGCCAAAAGAAGCAGCTTCTTTCACCAATGCCATGCCATTTTCTTTGGAGTCGGACTTACTAATCGTCATCAACAAAGCAGCAACGGCTTCGGGAGTGGTTTTCTTAATATCTGATAAAGGACGCATATACCGACTCCTTAGATGAAGATAACATCAGCAGTTGCACCGTTTACGGCAACTACTAACGAACGTGGATTCACACCTTGCTTAACCGAACCGTTAGCAGGGACAGAGCCAACAACTTGGTCGCCGATCGCAACAACACCAGTTGTATTAAAGCGGAAGCCGCCTTTCAGTTCAACAGTACCGACCATAATGCCTTCAGTTGTCAAATTGCGGTAGGTTAACAAGCGACCGATAACAACATCGCCATCACCTGCTAATCTGACCGTGTTGTTGGCGGCAGGCGATAAAGCGACTGGCTTACCAATGGCCGCAGCAGTCATATTCGCTGTTAAGCGGAAAGTGAAGCGGAAGTCTTGTTGGGGAATGCCCACGAGGGTCACGCCACCTGATGCGATTTCTGTCATCGCGTTGTCTCCTAGTGGGGGTTACTTAGGTGTCCGAAAGGCGTTGGAGCCAGTCGTAACAGTTTTTGGTTTTTCGCTATCGGTAGTCGTAGCATTCAAATTGGCTACGCCACCCATAGGAAGCTTAAATGGTCGCTGAGTAAGCGTGGCAGTCTGAGCAGCCTTTAAAGGAGCTAACTCAGTTTCAGCAGCTAACAATTTCGCTTCGGCTTCAGTTTTAGCAGCTTCCAAAACTACTTTGGCAGCGTCAGCTTCAGTTTTAGCCGCTTGTAGCGCAGCGAGCTGAGTGTCAGCTTCAGTCTTAGCAGCTTCAAGAACAGCAACTTTACCTTCGGCTTCAGTCTTAGCTGCTTCGAGAGTAACTTTGTCAGCTTCGAGAGTAACTTTAGCTGCTTCAAGAACAGCAACTTTACCTTCGGCTTCAGTTTTAGCTGTAGCTGTCAAAGTCAGGTCGCCTTCAGCCTTAGTTAGTTTGGCTTGTAACTCAGCAATCAACATAGGGTCTTCCTCAGCAAGCTCAGTGGGAGAGCCAAAAAGCATAAATTCAGGGTCTTTCAAGGAGGCTGCTAGTGCAGAACCGTCTTTGTAATAAGCAGAAGCAAGTAAGCGTTTCTGTGCGCCTAGAACCTTCGCACCATTGCTGGCACCTTTGGAAACTAGGCTCATCTCACGGAAATTGGCAACACCGTCTGGTTTCACATGGTTTGAACCCATGCCCATGACGTGACCGTTCTTACAAGTCTGCGACCAAATAGACTCATTGTCTTCCATCAAGTCAATGTTACAGGTGGAGCAAAGCAAACGCTTAAACTGCATTCCAACACTAACTTCTTCAAGAACGCCTGTGTCAAGGCGACTAATTAAGTCAGGACTTGTACCATCCAAGAAGAACAACACACGAAGCTCATCAGTACCTTGATTCGACTTAACGTGTTCACCATAGAATAAACGCCCTACTGGAATCTCATAACCTTGCTCATGCAGCGTGTGAAGGGGTACAAAAGTACCTGTGTTCAAAAGGTTAGCGGCCTCGGCAAAAGTCTCAGCAGTGATCTGACCTTTATTAAAAATAGTGCCACGCTTGTTCAACGGTAAGCTAGTGACGGCTGTAGCTTCAAAGGCAGCAATCTTCTCGTAGTCAATGTCGTCACCGACAGATGACTTGATGAGGGCTTTGATACGT